ATTTCGACCATGCGTTCAGAAATTTTCTGAATCTTGTCAGGTGTCATGGTTGCCATGCCTAAACTTGCCATACCATCTATTGATTTTTGTATGCTTACTAATTCGTTCATGTCATGTTCCTGTTTGTGCTGCTCCACCATAAATACCTCCGTTTTCGTTAGGAAAACCAGTAACGTCATAGTCGCTTGCATTCATATCCCCAACATCTGTAGTATTGCCTGTACTTGCAATAGTGATTTTTTCTATTGTGTTTTGTACGATGTCTACTCCTGATGTAGTTTCTATTCCTCCATAAAATTCCCCTCTAGTTCCATCACTTGTTCCACACAAAAACTTACCTGCTTCATGTATGTCACCAAAATCAAGCCCATCTGCTGATGAAGCTACAGGAAAATATTGCATTTGATTGCCTGCAGTCCACCCACTTGTAGCAGTAAACCCTCCTGCTACTACTACTCTGTCTGTAGCACACGCTGTGCCTGCACCATATATTGCATAAACTCCTACATTCCCATAGTCAGAAGCATTATTTGAAGTATGAAATGTGTGAGTAGATACTTCTTCTCTCGGAGAACCTGAACCTGTATATCCACCCATAATTAAATATTTAGAATCTCCATGTGAAGTAGCGTGATTACTTTGTCCTTGTTCTAAATCTCCTGCGTCTGTTCCGTTGCCTGTTGAAGCAATCGTTAGGTACTCCATGTTGTTTAGGTTCGCACTTCCAGTGTACCCACCATTACAAAACAATAAGGTTGCATTGCTTGCACCATCATGCCCACCTGCACTTTGCCCAGTATGTAAATCACCAAAATCTGTCCCATCTCCTGTGCTTCCGACAGTTATGTAATCTATGATGTTAATATTGTGAACATCGCTTCCACTCTCAGGGTTATGTCTTCCACCTGCATGAATTACTCTAGTCCTGTTCCCACCTGAACCTTTTGGGGTGTCTCTAGCAGAGTTTAAGTCTCCAAACATTGTGGTTGCAGCATCAGAGGCAAAAGTTTTGTATTGTATTGCGTTTTGAGATGCAGTAGTAGATGACCCACCCATAACAAGTCCCCTAGTTCCTGCCCAAGCAGGAATTACAACACCTGTAAATTCAAAAGCATTAATTTTTTCCATGTTGTCATCAGTCTTGCCATTGAATTTCTCAATGTCTGCTATTGCTATGGTGTTGACCTTCTCTATTTCGTTAGCCATTAAGCGTGTTCTATAACGTCATTTGATGGGTTAAAAAATACTGCGTTAGCTGTTACTGCATATCCAAGAACTTGAACAAAGTCACCATCACTGTCAGGTGCTGTCTGTTCTGGTACATTCTGTGAAGACGTTTCTGCTTCAGGAGCATAAAGAGTTCCACCTACTGTGTAAGCAGGAAATGTTCCATTGTCCTGGAGAAATCCAAATAAAAGGAATTTACCTGTAGCATCTGCTGATAAATCCTCTGCTGCCATAGCTACTGCAGGCATCGTTCCTGCTGCTGTCGCAACGGCTTTGTGCATCTTGGAATCAGATGCTTTAAAGTAAGTTACCTCACCTCGTACCAAGTCTTCTCCTGCTGTAAATGTAGCAGTAATACCTGATACTGTTTCGTCAGCAGGTGATGAGTCAAAGTGTGCATCCAAAGTAAAATCGACTGCATTCTCAAAGACTGTTCCACCTGCAATTCTTAATTGATCTGTTCCATCCTCGTCATACTCAAGACTCACATCCTGACCATCACCAAGATAAATCTTTTGGTCATCCCCAATATATAGATGTCCCCATTCCAAAGATGTAGTACCTAAAGTAGCACCACTGGCAGCATCTGGAACAACTGCCGTTTCAGCAGTAAATGTTGCTGTTCTTATATTGGAAGTTCCATTATCGATAGCACCGAATCCTGATGTGATAGATCCTGAATCCAATGCACCTGTAGTTACTATGTTTGCACTACCTGCTGCAGGAGCTGCAGAAATGTCTGATAAAACCTCAGACGCACTTCTACCTTCTACTACAGTTCCATCGACTCTAAGAAAATCATCGTCAACTACACCTGATGTAAACTGGGCTACATCGTGTTGGCTGATACCTTTAGCTATCTGTAGTTTATTACTGCTAATTTCTAGTCCAGGATTAGTACCTAAATCTACTGCCAATACAGAACTGGTAGCTGCTAGCCCATCTCCTGCAAATAAAGTGGCCAAGTCAGCAACTGCTTCTTTTCTTGAAGCATTGGAATCATTAGTATCAATTATTGCAATGAAGTCCCCATCAGCTATGGCTGCTGCTGTCAGCTCATTCAGATCAAGTGTTACAGTTACAGAACCACTAGTTCCACCACCTGACAATCCATCTCCTGCTGTTACGCCCTCGATGTCACCACCACCTGGTCTAGCACTTCCTGGTAATAGTATCCCTGCCATTAGTTCATACCTGGCACTTTATTCCAGAACTCAAAGTCTATGGTGGCAGCGTTGGAATCGTTCTGCCTGATTACTTGGAATTTCACACATTCATCTCTTGATCTTAAAACTATTATGTCTCCTGCTGCCCAAGTTCTACCTGTATCGTTAGCTGGAGTAGAACCACTGCGTAATTCGGTTACGCTATTAGTTCTGACATATCCTTCGGCGTAGTTAGCTTGGTCAGGTACAGTCAGCGATGTTGCTGAGTCTGTCACTGCATGAGTCACTAACGAATTGGGTATGGGAGAAAAATTATTTTTCGCCATTATTAGTTCTCCTGTTATTGCTTGCTCTATTTGAAGCTGCGAGTTCCTTGATAGCCTCAGCTAACAAGTTGTCTTTAGCTTTTTCTTCTTCCTTTTCTTTTGCTCTGTTCTCGCCATCGATGGTTGCCCATTCTCTTCTGTGGCGTTTTTCCATATGTACTCTCAAATCATGAGAGGCTGTTAAGTTATCTTTAGTGCAGTAGGCAAGACCCCATGAGTCATAAAGCTCTCTATTAGGATCTGTCTCATGCAAAAGACACTTGATAGTTCCGTGTACTTTTTCATTTTCAGGTTTAGTAGTAGTAAATACATATGTGCCGTTTTCACGTTTTTTCTGTAATTGTTGTGGCAACATATTCCTGTTAACTATTGAGCGATCTCCTGTGAAGGTATCGTAGACATATACCCATCCTGCACTCTGAAGCTCTGATGCACTCATAGTCATTCCATTTGAATTACCAACCACAGACCCAGCCTTAATATTTCCAGGCTCTTCTGCAACCTCTGCATCTCTTAACTGTTCTTGGATAGATACTTCATTGTTTTGTACCATCAGGTTCGCTCCTTTTTGAATTTAGGGCCAAATACACTCAACCCCTTTTTTCTTTTATTTCTTTCTTCTATGTTGTCCAAATACATTTGTCTTAAATCTTTTGGCTTTCTTTGAGACATTTCAGGGGGCTTGAGGTTCATGGTTTGAGCCATTCTCATAGCTTCCTCTACTGTATATAGTGCTTCGCCACCACCCTTACCATTTGGAACTCCACAGATTAATTGAAATTGTTCACCGAATAATCTTGAGTCTCCGATGTCTCTTTCAAATTTCACTTTCCTGTCATTTCTAATAACAGTTATTGTTTGAAATCTTCTGAAACCTGAAGAATCATGAGCCTGTTTATTCATCTCTGAAATGTAATAACAAGGCTCATGACCCATGATTTCGGTACTGGATAATTCAATCCTGGAAACCATTTACTTTATTCAGTCCAATCTCTATTAGCTTCGATTGCTATGTAATCAATCCATGCATATTCAATAGCAGCAGTTTTAGCTTCTACCATTGCGATAACAGCGAGTTCAGCAGTAGTTGATACAGCATTTTCTACAGTCTGCTTTAGCACACCATTGATGTACCATCTAGCAGTTCCATTGATTGCAACTTCAACTCTGAGAATGTCGTACTCTCCAGCTACTGCATCGACATCAGCATCAATGTTTGTTGATGTTGTTTCTCCAGTAGTTGTTCCTCCGTTGTAAACCATGTGCCAGTCTTCGTCATCTGTTAGTTCAGCAGATAACAAGAATCCACAAAGATTTGACGCAGACAAAGTAATCGTAGCCGTTTCACCATGAATAGTAGATCCTTGTAAATTTTCAGCATCTTCGTTTTCATCGGATAAACCAAAGTAAAATTCTTTAGTATCAAGATCAGGAAACTGAACTCTACATTCAGCTACTATTGTTCCCATTTTGCCAACTACAAACGACTGAGATGTTGCAACACCACAAGAGTGATCTGCTTCGTTTGTTGTTGTTAAAATACCGACTCCGTTATTAGCATCAGTTTCACCTGCTACAATTCCTGAGTCTGTTTCTGAAATTCCTTGTCCGAGAACTCTTAGTCCTGAACCACCATAACTTCTTGTTGCAGCAGTATTAGCAACGATATCTTCGCCACCAAGAAAGTCTTCAAAAATATTTATTTTTCCATATCCAGTTTGTGCCATCTTACAAATTCTCCTCGAGCTTTTGCTCTAATTTTTTTATTCGCTCCCTGTAGGGAGCGATTACTTGACTTATGTTGTCTGTTTTACGAGGGATACAAGCTAGGTTCTCTAACCTGTTATCCCCCATATTGCCGTTCATGTTATGAACGACCCACCCCTTTGGAATTGGCCCATGTTTCTCTGACCAAATCCTTCTTCTTTCATTCATTAGCTAGTTGGTGCTGTTGCGTCTGCCTGTACTTCGTATAGCCATGAGCCATTTCCCCTTTCCCCATATGCGTACTCGTCGTAAAAATAGAGGGCTGTAGCACCACCACCTAACTCTGGTAATCGCTTTGTTTCAACGTATGGTGATCGACCTTCTACTAATACCAAAGCCATCTGAGAGAAAACTCCACCTTTAGCAAGGTTTGATGAGATAGTTAAGTTGCCATCTTCATAAAGTCTTGCACCAGCAATAGTTCCTCTGTATCTGTTTTGGTAAGCCTCTACAGCTACACCATCAGTTAGTGGTGCGCCACCTGTTTGGTCGATACCTGCATTAATCAATTCATCATCAATATCTTTTAAAGAAAATCCATGAAATACTGCATTGATTGGAGCATTAGCAGGAGCTGGTTCTGTTGTGTTAGAAGTTATCCTGTAAGCTGCAGCAGCAACTTCACCTGAGTCCAATGCATTTGCGCCACCAAGAGCTGTAGTAGCCCCATCGATAGCAGCAAGTCCATCTTCATCCTTCTTTCTTTCTATCGCATTTTGAGCTAGGCCACCTGTCTGCGCATATGCGTTTGCACTAATTCTTATTGCAACCCTGTCAGTTATAACAGTATGTACACCGATAACTGTAGGAGTGATACTCATGAGGGTATCTTCCATTTGTTGTGGGTTGTCTAGTTCTGTATTTTCTGTAACTGCCTGAGCTGACAATTTTGACATTGCAACTTCATTCCAGACAGTACCTGTGTTTTCGTCTAACCTTTGCCTGTCAACAAGGTTAGGCATTACGCCTGCGAACTCTCTCACAATTCGAGCTGAAGCTATCATTGTGGGAATTGAATCCTGAAGGCTATCAGTAATCGTTGTTCCAACGGCCATCTGTTTCTCCTTTTAAAATCTAATGCCGAGCTTTTTCATTTGCTCGGCAGCTTGTGCTATTTCATCTCTAGTAACTGAAGTCTCAGAATTTCCAAGCCTGGTAAGTAAAGAGTTGCCATTGGGAGATACTGGCATACCCACACCTGAATCCAGGTCGTTTATACCAAGTTCCTCGTTCTGCTTTCGCCTCTCTTCATCTGCCGTTCTCTTTGTTTCCTCAACCTCAGTTTCACGCTTACTTCTTTCCAATCGTCTAGCGACTTTTAAGAATTCTGCGTATGCTGCATATAGTCCAGAGGTATCATTATTTTGATAGGCTGGTGTCCACAACGATCTGAAATCTGCGAGTTCTTCGGAGGTTTCAAGGTTGAGGCCCAGTTCTTCAACTGTGTCTGTTATCTCACGAACCATTTCAGCTGATGCGTTTTGAAAGGATCTGCTCGATGTTCTGTTCACTGTATCTGCCTGAACTTTCTCAAGCTCCTCAGCTAACACTTGCTCATCGTTGGTAGCCTGGTGCTTTATTAGAGCATTGACTGTCCCTGTCAGAGCTGCAATCGAGTCAGCAATTTCATCCGTAGATGATTTCTCTTCCATAGCCTTTTTGTATCGGCCATTAAGAGCAGAGTAGTCCCTATTACCTTTTTCAAGGTCATCACGCATCTGTTGAATCTGCTGTTGCAGGGATTCCATGGTGGGTTGTTGCTCTTGTGATGTCACTGGTTCTGCCTCTGCCGAGGGAGTCGCAGATTCATTCTGAGCAAGGTTGCCTGTGCCATTTGTACTAGGTTGTACTGGTTCATCAAATCCTGCTGTCGAGTTCTGTAATGTCATTTACTACCCCTTTTTAATAACAAAAAAAAAGCCGCCTGAGAATTAACTCATGGCAGCTTGTGCGCTAAAAATTGTATATTTAGTTTTCTGTTTGCCCTTAGTCTAAGACGATATATCCATTTCTGTCAAAGCGAATATGGATTTCTAGCTTGCATCTGATGCAACGAGTCCACAATTCACCTATCAATTTATCTGCAAATTTCTTATTGCAGTTGGGGCATCTTATTCCTTTATCAGTTGTAACCATTTACAACACCCCCTATCGCAGACCCTAAGCCAGGGATAAGTTCCTTCATCAATTGAGGATCTATGTATAACCTATTAGGAATATTGTAATTAAATCGCTTTAATAAACTAACGTACTCTTCTGCTAATTGCACATTGGCAGGAGTATCTATCACAGTCCATTTATACAAGGCTTTATCAAGATCGTAGTTGTCTTTACGATATTCTTTTAGATAAAAAGCTACTCCATCGTGTACTGCCGCTCCTACAGGATATGTTTTTTTAGCTGATCTTAAATCATGCCCTTTTGTTTTATTGTATGAATTATAGTCACTGATAATTTGATCTACAGTTGTATTCCCTTTCTTAGCAGCATCTTCTAATGTCGGATATAACTTACTGCCAGGTTGCAGTAATGTTGAAGCATAATCGTAATATTCGTTTATTAGTTTACTGTCCTGATAGTAAGCTGCCTCAAGTGGGGTATAACCTGATTCTATTTGATTATCTAAAATCTCCAACTCTTCTTCATCAAGGGATTCTCTGTATTCTTTTTGTGCCTGACGCAATATTTGCCATTCTTCAGGACTAGGGACAAATGTTCTTCCGACACCCTCACCAATCTCAGTTAACGGACTATCAGGTAATGTAATTGCATACCAACCTGATACTATTACCTGCGCTTTTTCAGTTTCGTTATCTGCGCCTCTGCTTAGACTTTTAATTATGTTGTAAAACTCTTGTCTCTCCTCTAAAGAAGCTGATTGAGCAGACTTAGGGAAACCTTTAGATGCCTGATTAATTGCACTTTGATAAGAAATACCAATATCTGCTTTACCTTGTCTCCATTGTCTTCCATTAATTTCATTCTCTAACAATCTTCTGTCTAAATCCTGTTGGCTATCTAAGTGATCGTCAGCAATCATTCTAGTTCTTGCATACACACTTTGTGTTTGCTCTACACTAATTCCAGTTGCTTGTTCAGCTTCTTGTTCTGCTCTTTCTGCCATGCCACCTGAAGTGCCAGGATTAAACCTGTCAACAATTGGACCAATAAGAGGTAACTGATCGTCAGGCCTTGCAAGTTCAAAAAACAAATCTTCTCGTTGTTGACTGTTTAACGTATGTACCCATTTTCTTCTTGCAGTAGTATCTGTGAAACTTTCGTATTCAGTTATTAAATTAGCCAGCTCAGGAGATACTTTGCGTGGGTCAATTAAATTTATTATGTAGTCAGTTATTGATGTAATAACACTACCAGTGCTTCCAAGCGTTGACATGAAGGCACTTTCTAACCTGACTGGTGACTGCCCTATAGCTTCACCGATCTCCTCAAATGTCCTGTTTGTATAAGGCATAATTTGTTTTTTAGGTTCTTGGTCGATTACATCAGGGGGAACTATCGGAGATCCAAAATACATATTGTGGTTAAAAAATTGTTGTCCTATTTCGGTCAGTATTGGTGGAGTTGGTATTTGTGCAAACGGTGTCGAGTTACCTAAAGTAGCCAAAGCAAAGTGCTTGAAATCAGTTGGACTATCTGATGCAAATTGTTCTAGAAAATACGTCATTCCACCCAAAGATAAAGCTAAGTCACGATATGGTAATAACTCTATGCGATTTGGCTTCCATGTTCCGTCAGGATTTTGTTCTTTAGGTGGCAACATAATATTTAACGATCCCCACCTGTCTCTTTGCGGGATATCAAAGTATTCAGGGAAACCCATGTTGTAGATAGTTAGAGCAGCTTGACCAGCTATCATTGTTGCTAAATTGTGTTGTGCTTTTCGGCTTTGCCTTACAGCCCTGTAAGGTAACTTCATACCTTCTAAAGTTGCGTTCAGGAATAACACAAAGGGATTTAATTCTTTAATTAAATAACCACCCCTGGCAAAGTTTAGTGTAAGTTCTACTGAATCAGCAGCAATCTTTCTAACAGCAGGCATTTGTGCTACTTCTTCAGGTGTAAATTTACTTTCCCAACCTTTACCCAAAAGATTGTCTACTTCTTTTTTAAAGAATGCCTGTCTTGGAGCTTGCTCAACAGCTTCACCAGCTCTGGATAAAAGAGCCAGTGGTTGATTCTCTCGAATAATTCCAAGAACAGATTTTTTCCCAATAGGCTTACCTTCATATACCCATTTCCCTGCCATTTTATTTTCTAATTCTTTAGCTATCTGTTCCTGTGATTTACCACCACTTGTAGATATACCTGCACCCTCAGCTAATGATTTGCCCTGATTGCCATAGAATCTTTGCTGATAACCACCTGAAAGTCTGTGAGTAATTGCAACGTGATTATTTTTCCCCTGTTTTGCCATTCGATACAAAGCAGCCACAGTTCTATGGGGAAGTAACCTTTG